TTAACGCTACTTCAATTTGATCTAGCTGAAACTTAGCTTGATTAGACTTCATCTGAAGATCTCGTATCTGAGTAATTGCATATTGCTGCTCATTACTCATACTCTCTTGATCGTACTCTTTACCATCAATACTTATTACGTTACTTTTTGTTTGTTCTGTCATGTTATTCTCCTTTTAATTAAGCTGCTGTGTATTGACCTGCAACTCGTAGTTGTTTTCCAGAAAAATTAGCGTTTGTAACACTTACGTTAAGATTTGATGACAAAGTTAATTTAGCTGTGTTTCTTATTACAAGCACAGAGTCGCTATTCCTTCCACTACTTGTTGTTGATATAGAGCCACCACCAGTATTGTCATTACTACTTATCGCAGTAAATGGAAGCGAAAGACTTATATCATTAGTGTCACTAGTAGTTGGGAAAACCATACCAAACTCAAAGAAAACTTGGTTGCCTATTTTTGTATACGTAGCAACATACACAGTTAATGAAAGACTTGCTCCTGATTGGTCTGTCATAGTCCACGACCCCTCTTCATAATCGTCTAATGTTTTGCTTGTAATGTTACCACTAGTGCTGCCAAAAGTAATTCCATCACCTGTGGAAAGACTACCAGAAATGTGAATGTTTCTAAATTTATTAGATGCTCCACCAATATCTACATGACCATTATATAAAGCCCCTGAACCTACATCATAAGGTAAAATACTATCTAAATCGCCACCACCATGATCATTAAATAAAATTCCTGCATCATCAGTTCCTATATACAAAGAACTAGCGGCAGACCCAATACTTCCTGCAGAGCTTCCACCAGAGTTGAACGAGATAAGTCCACCATCTGCACTATTTCTAACACTCAAGGGATTAGCCCCTGATTTGGTTATTAGGATTTCATTCGAGCGAATTTCAACACCTTCTGTAGCGTAGTCGCTTGAATTTTTACCTACCAATACCTTACCATTACCATCAATAACTACGGCATTGGCACTACCATTTCTAATTTTTACCCAATTTGGCTCAGAGCTATGTGCGCCCCCTCTGAGTAAGATGTTTCCACCGACATTACTATTCGTTCCTCCTGCAACAGAAACGTAATTAGTGTTGTCTCCTGCATGAAGTTCTCCGTAGCCCGAAAAATTTATTTCATTGCCTAGGTCTACTAGGCCACTTGTACTTACTGAAAATTTCGTAGCAAATGAGGTATTATAAACTTTAAATAAGTGAGTAGCATTAGCCCCAATATAACCTTTACCTACTGAATTACCTGAACCATCTTTTCTTTCAAGACCTAGTTGAACAGACCCATTAACATGTGAAAAAACTGCATATCCATTGCTATCAGATGAATCAAACGATTCAGAGCCATCAGCAAACTGTACTGTTCCTGATGTACTATTTAATCCTGTTGACGTAACACCACCACCAAATTCAGCACCTGCATTAAAATAAGCAAGACCGCCCAGTGACATGTCAAGTTGAAGTGCGACAGGGTTTGTTGCGTCACTATCTACACCAATAAATTTTATATCTTTGTCGCTTTCTAAAGCGTGAATTTCAAAGTTTCCACCATTTCTTGTAAACTTGCCTACAGCAGTTCCTTGCCCTGATATAGTTACGTCATTTGTATGGGCTTCAAGAATAAGATTTCCTGCTACAGCGTCTACTGTAAGATTTCCTGAACTTATAGCAATCGTAGTTCCATCAATATTAATATTATCAATATCAATTCCTGCATCAGCAGTAATCTTACTACTCTGTAGATTAGCAATATCTCTGGCTCTACTCATTTGTTATTCCTTTGGTTTACTATCTTCCAAGTGTTTAGCATACGCTGTCTTAACTGCATCCGTATGGACAACACCACAAATTGCCTTGACCTCATCTGACTGACTTGAGATGTCTGCATCTGGTGATACCACATGACGATGAAAGCTACGACTAATCTCTGTGCCATCACGTTTGATAATCGTTGCAGTTCTGACCTGCACCATTTTGTGATCGCCAATGACCTCTATTTTATCTTCTATTGTTTCTTCGCTTAATGCCATTTTTTGCTCCTATGCTGTTTTATACATAATTGTACCATTTAACCTGTTGCTGTTAGCTCCAGTACCTAAATCGTTTGTAGTTATATTAGAACCTGCATTATTACCTTGCCAAAGATTAGTTATTGTACTACTTGAAAATACACTGCCTTGAGCAGGTTGATTTCCTGGCCAATCATATTTGTAACCTATGCTAATATGACCTCTTGCGTCATCACTAGCTGAAGTAAAAGGTAAACCCCCTATACCTAGCATTATACTACTAGAGCCTCCACTTACACTGTCTGTTCCTAGGTGAAAGTGAGCAAAACAAATATTACCAATTTTAGTATATCTTCCTACTTGACCATCGTAAGTTACTGTTGGGTTAGTGTTACCATATTGATCAACAAAAGCAGGTGTCCACGTACCCTCTTCATAATCGTCAAGCAGTTCATTAGTCATACCACTTGCATCACCTGTAGCTGAAAAACTAATTCCGTGTCCACTTGTTCCTATGACAAGATCACCATCTTTTACTGTTACCTGACCATCAGCGGCAACACGAAATTTTTCAGTGCTATTAGGTTGAACAACAAAGTCTCCTGTACTTAAATCCCCTTGAAGATAAAGACTGCCATAAGTGCCTGTGCCTGTATGAGTAATAGAAGTACTCCAATTAGCAGCGTAAGTAGCTGTTCGGGCATGGACTGTCGAGGCTGAAAAAGTAGTAGCACCAGAAGCAGATATTGTTACTGCTGCAGCAGCACCACCACTACCTGCACCATATGATCCTGTGTAAAAAACATGTGTAGTAGCTTCTTCATATCCCCAACTACCACCACCATAACTCATCTGCCTAACAGTACCTTGATCCCAAAAACCAACTCCTGTCCACGGAACAGTAGGATCAGCTTTTGTTGCTCCCATAATTGCAACACCACCATTATTAGTATTAGTGCT